CTACCGTGCGGCCAGTTCTGCACGTCGGCGGGTGTAAATCAGGTTCTGTGCCGGGGTGAATTTCTCGCGATTATCATCCCGCGAAGCCGCATCAGGCCTGAATCCGATAGCCGTTAAAATATCGTTGTCCTGCACGGAATAATTAATTTTTTCACCTGCGGCCAGCCACACCGACAGGGCTTCACGCAGATAATCGACCGAGTGCTGCATGGCGCTCTGTTTTACTGCGGGAAGCTGTTCATGATATCCCATCAGCTCAGGTGCCAGCGTGGCGGCCAGCTCCGCGCCGTGCTGCTGCATAAAGTCATGGAGCCGGTTGCGGATACTGATGTGCTGCACCTCCTCATGTGAGCGGATATAGCGACCGGCGGCCTGATTAATTTCCCACTTTTTCACGTCGATATTGTCGCGCAAATCCTGCATTCTGCGCGGAATTTGTTCGTCACCGGCAAGGAGCTGTTCACGGTATTCCCGTTCAAGGTCTGCCAGTTCGGCTTTACGTTTCAGCCAGGTGTTTTTGTTCGTCTGACAGGCCTCAAAGGCCTGCTGTATGGTCACAGTGGTCACGTGTCTCTCTCCTGATTAATGCCGGAACGGCGAGCTGTAGCAGCCCTGTACTTTACGCGGCGGTGGTGGTGTCACCGGGGCGGGGTCGGGTTTCTCCGGTGCGGCACGTATCACACCGTCAACCGACTCGATGGTGCGGAAAGTGGCCGAGCATTCGATATTGGTACACTGGTGATAACGCTGTTTGACGTTTTCCGACAGATAACGGCTGGTACGGACGTGCGCGGTCTTTTTGCAGAACGGGCAGTGAAACATAATTCAGCCCTCTGCCTGTTCGTGGTCTTTTGCGGCCAGTTCAGCGGCAAGTTTCATCCGTCTGGCCGGGCTTCTTAACAGCGCCATATCAACCCCGGTTATGACCGGGCGATTCATGCCCGTTACGGACAGGACCGGCTCCTGCTCCATATCAAAATGATACAGAGCTGACTGCATATTCAGGGCATCACCCAGCTCGCGGGTCACGGTCGCACGCGGCGAGGTTTCTCCGCTCATTTCCAGCGACCGTATACGCAACAGAAAGGCACGTAACAGTGCAGGGCTGATACCGGCCAGCACTTTCTTCCATTCGCTGTTGGCGTAAGTGGTGAATGCTTTTTCGTGGGCGCTGATATAAGCCGTACCGGAGGAGCATGCTCCAAGCATGGCGAGGCCTTTGTCTTTCTCCAGCTCGGTAATCAGACCGGTGAACTCATCAGCCAGTTCTCGGCTGGCGATACGTTTACTGTGTTCAGCTTTCAGTTCAGGAGTGAGGTTGCCGCGCAGGGTTCGAAAGCGGCTGCGCCAGTCCTGTTCGGCCTGTGCGCTTTCACTGAGGGCAGTCTGTCGTTCCTGCTCACAACGCTGAATGGAAGCCTCAATGTCGCTGAGTTTACCCATGCTGGCCGTGTGTGCGTCTTTTGCTTCATTAAGTGCGGCCAGCGCACCGGCAATACGTTGTTCCGCGCCTTCATCCTGTTTACTGATAACGGTCTGCATGGCTTTGATAATGAGTTCGGGTTTCATGTTCAGGCTCTCCGTGTGTTCAACCTGAAATGATTCTGACGCCTCCTGCACAACAACACGATTCATTGCCGTTGTCAGAGTGCTGGCACAAACAGACCTTAAAATCAGGCTGGCCAGAGAAAGGTCGCAGGAAAACCTTACTCACCGTTTGTTTTTTTACTTATAACTATTCACCACTGTTCACCTTAAATAAAAAGATAAATAATACAGTGAGTTAAAAGGTGAACAGTTGAAGGTCTGACTGTTCACCGTCTGTTCACCACTGTTCACCCTCCTGTTTTTTTCAACCAGTCCGTTGCTTAGACTTTTTAGCGATTAAATAATGTAAGTATATAAATAAAAGTAATTATCGGTTTGCCATTTTGTTATCAGAGATTGTCAACAATTGTCACTGTTTGCCACTGTATAAAAATCGCTCTGTTGTGTGGTGGAGTAATACAAAATGACTTGTTGCCCTGAAGGAAAATATTCACAAAATAGAGAGCTACCCGAAGCCGGACGGACACGACCGGCACTGTATGGACTTTGTGAGGTAGCCCGATGCACACCGCTTTTTCTTCCCCGTCTTCTGCCCCTGCCGCGCCGCTGATGCCGGTTTCTGATACCGTTCACGAGCGCTTTATCCGTCTGCCCGAAGTGATGCATCTGTGCGGCCTGTCCCGCTCGACCATTTACGACCTCATCAGCCGGGAAACTTTCCCGAAACAAATCTCCCTCGGTGGGAAAAACGTGGCGTGGGCGCAGTCTGAAATCACCGCATGGATGGCAGATCGCATTGCCGAACGTAACCGGGGCTATGACGCATGATGATGATCGTTCAGCAAACAGCCCCTTTTTCTGGCTTGCTTCTTTTCGCCGTTTCCAGGTATAGTTTTCCCGCTGTCGCAAAATCGGCAGCCGGGCGTGAGAACCCGAGTTTAACTGTGGCGACACCGGACGCGCCATGCGTCTTTTTTTGTGTCTATGCTTTTGCACACCCATTTATCGGGCAACGGTTCTTTGTCTGTTGCGCCGTCAAAATAATGGTGGCTCAGGCGGGGCAGCTTTCGGGCTGGCCGGTTTCCATAGTTGCCGGTTTCTCACCCCCGTCTGGGCTACCACCATTGCGTGAGAACTTCGGTGGTAGCTGTAATCAGCTAACTATGGAGGTTGCCGCTATGGCTACGACCCTCACCCCGTCACACCCGCAGTTTGTCTTTGTGTTTGCCGCTGTTCGTCGCGCAGACCGTACCCCCCGTATTTGTATGCTCCGCACCATTGCCGGTGATGAGCACGCCGCACGCCTTTCTCTCGTTTGCGATTACGTCCTCTCGTTTGCTGGCCGTCTGCCGGTTGCGGAGGTGCGCGCATGAGACACACCACCATTACCGCCCGTGACCTCGAATGTCTGGAGCATATGCGCAATGTCGGCCAGCTCGTCGGCGACCTGATGCAGGTGCAGGACTGCGCCACCGTTCGTCGTGACCCGGCGCAGCACTTACAGCTCACCTCCGTGATTTACCTCATGACCGCCCAGCTCGACGGCGTGGTCGAACGCTGCAATCAGCACTGGCTGACCGGGGAGAGCAACGTATGAAAAAGCCATTACCGCCCGTATTACGCGCCGCGCTGTATCGTCGCGCCGTGGCCTGTGCATGGCTGACCCTGTGCGAACGCCAGCACCGCTACCCGCACCTCACCCTCGACGCGCTGGAAAGCGCCATTGCGACCGAGCTGGAGGGCTTCTATCTGCGCCAGCATGGCGAGGAAAAAGGCCGTCAGATTGCCTGTGCCCTGCTTGAAGATTTAATGGAAGCCGGACCACTCAAAGCCGCCCCGTCGCTGTCCTTTCTCGGGCTGGCCGTGATGGATGAGCTTTGCGCCCGTCATATCACCGCACCGGTACTGCACTGAGGGAGAAAACAACGATGAAAATGAACGTAACAGAAACGGTAAAACAGGCGTGCGGCCACTGGCCGCGCATTCTCCCTGCGCTGGGTGTGAAGGTGATTAAAAACCGCCATCAGTCCTGCCCGGTGTGCGGTGGCTCTGACCGTTTCCGCTTTGACGATAAAGAAGGGCGCGGGACGTGGTTCTGCAATCAGTGTGGCGCAGGTGACGGGCTTAAGCTGGTAGAGAAAGTGTTTGGCGTGACCCCGTCAGAAGCTGCCGGGAAGGTGAACGCCGTGACAGGCAATCTGTCGCCGGTTGCCCCGGAAGTGATTGCGGCCGCAGAGGCCGAAACTGTGGCCGACCGCAAAGCGGCGGCCGCGCTGGCCGTCAGGCTCATGGAGAAAACCCGGCCGGCCACCGGCAATGCCTACCTCACCCGCAAGGGTTTCCCCGACCGGGAATGTCTGACGCTCACCGTCATGCATAAAACCGGCGGCGTGACGTTCCGCGCCGGGGATGTGGTTGTCCCGCTGTATGAGGATACCGGCACACTGGTTAACCTTCAGCTTATCAATGCTGACGGTCTCAAGCGCACCCTGAAAGGCGGTCAGGTCAAAGGGGCATGTCATATCATCGAAGGGAAAAAACAGGCCGGAAAACGCCTGTGGATTGCAGAGGGTTATGCGACCGCGCTCACCGTGCATCACCTGACCGGGGAAACCGTCATGGTGGCGCTGTCCTCCGTGAACCTCCTTTCTCTGGCTAGCCTTGCCCGTCAGAAATATCCGGCCTGTCAGATTGTTCTCGCCGCCGACCGTGACCTTAACGGCGACGGCCAGAGCAAGGCCACAGCGGCCGCAGATGCCAGTGAAGGCGTTATTGCCCTGCCGCCGGTGTTCGGTGACTGGAATGATGCGTTTATACAGTACGGCGAGGAAGCCACACGCAAAGCCATTTATGACGCCATCCGCCCACCGGCGCAAAGTCCGTTTGATACCATGAGCGAGGCAGAATTTACCGCCATGAGCGCCAGCGACAAGGCCTTGCGGGTGCATGAGCATTACGGCGAAGCGCTGGCGGTGGATGCGAACGGCCAGCTCCTGTCCCGCTATGAAAACGGCATCTGGAAAAATATCCCTGCCGCCACTTTTTCACGGAATGTGGCTGATTTATTCCAGCGTCTGCGCGCCCCGTTCTCGTCCGGGAAAATTGCCTCGGTGGTGGAGACCCTGAAACTGATTATTCCGCAGCAGGATACACCGGCGCGCCGTCTGATTGGCTTTCGCAACGGGGTACTCGATACCCAAAGCGGCGTATTCAGCCCGCACCACAAATCGCACTGGCTGCGCACGCTGTGCGACGTGGATTTTACCCCGCCGGTGGAAGGGGAAACGCTGGAGACGCACGCGCCGAACTTCTGGCGCTGGCTCGACCGTGCGGCCGGTAAAAGTCCACAAAAACGCGACGTGATTCTGGCTGCGCTGTTTATGGTGCTGGCGAACCGTTACGACTGGCAGCTCTTTCTCGAAGTCACCGGTCCCGGCGGGAGTGGCAAAAGTATTCTGGCTGAAATCGCGACCCTGCTTGCCGGGGAAGATAATGCCACGTCAGCCGATATCGACACACTGGAAGACCCGCGCAAGCGTGCATCCCTGATTGGCTTCTCGCTAATCCGTCTGCCAGACCAGGAAAAATGGAGCGGTGACGGTGCAGGACTCAAGGCCATCACCGGCGGCGATGCGGTCTCGGTTGACCCGAAATACCAGAACCCGTATTCAACACATATTCCGGCTGTAATTCTGGCCGTGAACAATAACCCGATGCGCTTCACCGACCGCAGCGGCGGCGTCTCCCGTCGCCGGGTGATTATTCATTTCCCGGAGCAGATTGCCCCGGAGGAACGCGACCCGCAGCTCAGGGATAAAATTGCGCGCGAGCTGGCCGTCATTGTGCGCCAGCTTATGCAGAAATTCAGCGACCCGATGACCGCCCGCGCACTGCTCCAGTCGCAGCAGAACTCCGACGAGGCGCTCAGCATTAAGCGCGATGCAGACCCGACGTTTGATTTTTGCGGCTATCTGGAAATGCTCCCGCAGACCAACGGGATGTTTATGGGGAATGCCAGCATCATCCCGCGTAATTATCGTAAATATCTCTATCACGCGTATCTGGCCTATATGGAGGCTAACGGCTACAGGAACGTGCTCAGCCTGAAAATGTTCGGGCTGGGGCTGCCCATGATGCTGAAAGAGTACGGCCTGAATTATGAGAAGCGGCACACCAAGCAGGGGATACAGACCAATCTGTCGCTGAAAGAGGAAAGCTACGGCGACTGGCTGCCGAAGTGCGACGAACCAACAGCAACATAACCTCACTCAGACCGGCAACAGCCGGTCTTTTTCTTTCTGCCCATTGCCACAGGGTGAACAATCCACTGTTCACCCTTCACCGTATATTCACCCTGTATCACCATGAAATTTTTAATAAAAAACCAGAGGTGAACAGTGTGAACAGTAAAACCTGAAAAAACTTTTTATCCCTCCACCACATCGCCTGACCGGGCGCATCCAGAGCGAGAAAAAATCACAAAGGTGAAGAGTCGACTGTTCACTCTTCACCAACTCATCACCATTTATCTTTATGATTTAAAATAGAAAATACGCATGGTGAACAGTGTGAACAGTTAAATGCAAAAAAAGTTTTTTTGCGTATGATGTCGGTATGAGGCTTCACAAGAGAATTTGAATAATGGATAAGACTAGAGACTTTATTCTTGGAGGGCTTTCTCGCTATGGCTTGGCTGATTTGCCCGGCAGACCTTACGATTCTGCTTTTGAATTAATAGCCTCCCCACCTATACGCAAACGCCTCATTGTGATGGGCTTCAATGGTTCGTCGGCTGATTCCCATATGACCAACAGCCAGTCTATTATTCAGGATCATTCAAAGCCTCTTGTCTCGAATGTCCATTTAGGGACGCAAGGGGAATGGGGAATTACTCACCTAGCTAAGCGACTACAACAGCTACCTATCAGCCTCGGTTACAGATGGGAAGACGTAGTATTTACGAATGCTCTAATGATGTGCTCAACCAATGCCTCAGCACTCAAACAGGAAGCGAGTCGACACAAACTAACTGTCCAACAACTCGTAAATTACTCAACAAGATTTTTTGAGAATGTCACAATCCCTCTGTGTAAGCCTGAAATGATTATCGCTTATAGCAACAGTCTACAATCCCTTTCAGCAGCAAATATTTTGCTAAAACACTTCGGTGATCCAAGCACTCTCATCTATACGCAGCAAAAGGGTTATTACACAACTTTCGCTTTCTCAGCCGTACTAAATGATGTGAAAATCCCTGTAATATGTGTCCGTCATATGTCTAGATTTAAACCTTCAGAAGAGTTAATTGAAACAGCTCTAGAGATGATGAAGGGACTTTAGCTTTATCCGTCAGATTGAACCATACACTTGGAACAATGTGTATAGCAATGTGTATAATAAAAACAACACATTAAAATAAAATACAATAAAAACATAAAGTTATATCAAAAAAAGAACTCCTGTGATCTTCCGCCAAAATTCTCATATCATCCCAGCCGTTTGCCATATATTCTCAGCATATGCATGCTTTTATAATTCTCGCCCACAATATCTATTTTCATTTATGATTAACGAGAATCCCATATGAGCACTGCCCTTACGATCATGGCCATTGCTGCTACTGTAATTAGCCCATTATTAGCCATTCAGACACAGAAATTTATAGAAAGGTATTCTCAGAAAAAATCATTAAAAATTGATATATTCAAGCAACTTATGGCTACTCGATCTCAGAACTCTCGACTGTCTAATGAACATGTTCGCGCATTAAATATGATCGACTTAGCATTTTACGGAAAAATAAAAAGAGGAAGAACCAAGAGAAGCGATTCTGAAAGTAAAGTATTATCTTCGTGGAAACTTTACTTTGCACATTTAAATACATCTTACCCTGATAATGATAATGCATCTGGCACCATATGGAACCAAACAAGCAACAATCTTTTTCTAGACTTGCTATCAGAGATAGCGACAGATATTGGCTATGATTTTGAGCGAGTTCAATTACAAACAGCCATATATTCATCTATGGCCCACGGGGAAATAGAAAACGATAAATTAAAAATTAGACAGGGGTTGGCTGCAATATTCTCAGGAGAAAATGCCCTAAAAATGGAAATTATAAATATTCCCGCAAGACAGGGCAATTAATCTATTCACTATTTATCCTGTGGCTCAATACCTAACCGTTCCAACTCCTTTCTCCCTAAAGTTTTGAGCCAATTCCCCAAACTCATCCCTTCGGCCTTTGCCGCAGCCTCGAACTGCGCCTTTAACTCGGGTGTGATGCGAATCTGGAAAGTTGGTGCTTTTCCGGATTTAGACTGATTTGGATCGCGTTTAGCTGTTGACATGTACGTACCTATAAGAGCAGTATACCACCAACCAGGTACGTACCTTTTATATCTGACGACCTGATTTATAACGCCCTCGCCTGGTATTCGCAGTACCCGACGAGAGCTAACCTCATCAACTATCAAGGAGTTGATTATGGCTGATTCGCATTCTACCCCAGACACCGACCAATCCGGAACCGAGCGTTCGGTAATTGTGGGATACCGCCCTAATGTTTTCGACAAATCTACACCCAAAATTATTCTTTCCGGCAAGTGGCTACGCGAAGCGGGGTTTGATACCGGGCAACAGATTACCGTAAAAGTGATGAATGGCTGTATCGTCCTGATGGTCTATGGCGAGCAGGAGCAACGGTTGCAGGATAAGCTGAAAGAGGCCAATCAGAAGTTAAAAAGAATTGAGAGCACGCTGGCGACTCTTCAGTGAAGTACGGCTGAACCTGCAAGCGGTACTTACAGGTTCACCTGGTGCCGGATGGCGATAACGTTTATCCGGCCTACGCTATCAAATGAATCACCGAATAGAGCCATCGGGATAAAGGTACATCCCCCCTTCCAGATAAACAGGCTCACCGTCACTTATCTTCAAATCATCGTATAGCGATTGCATTTCATTATCTTCTGGCTCTGGCTCTGACTCTGACTCTGACTCTAGACGATAATAGGTATCTACATCATATTTCTCATTGCGTAAATCATCATCATTATAGATACCTAAATGTTTCTTTAGCCCTACAATAGTAAATATCCATTTCAGACCATCTTTAATATAATATGCACCGCCATAAGCATTCTCATCTGGAAATTCCTCATATCCCAGGCGTAGCGCGTGTACACGTGCATGTTTTCCTGTTGTTAGACTATTCATATACACTCATTTTAATTGTCTCATACCATACACTGAACATCATATTCAAAACACTCTCCTGATAGCCTATGCCACAAGGTATAAATGACATCGCAGTGAAACACGCATTATAATGTCAATTAAATTGACAGGCACAATACCATCTCAGCTTAAATGATATGTGTATTTTTATTTATAAATAATTGCAACAATGGACGACTAATGAAAAACGTATTTATGGCGATGATTATCGCTCTCGTCACTATCACCGCATCATCCACTGTTTTCGCATGCCCGAAAGGAGAACACCCGCACGGCGGTACTGGCTCACACCATAAGGGCGGCTGGTGCTCATATGATCAGTAA